ATCCTCCCGCCCGAGGCCCGCCAGACCCCCGAGGTTCGGGCGGCAGCCAGCCACGTCGGCAAGATGTTCGCCGCCGAGAACCCGATGTTCAACCACGACGTGTGGATGAAGTCGGTGGTCGGAGGGCGCACGGCATCGAACCCGCGCGACCGGGCCGGGGATGCCTGGCGCGACGGTCGTGACCGGGGTGTGGCCGAGTATGGTCGCCAGGACATCGACGACGACCGGGAATACGACTCATATTCAGGTGCGGGTGACCCGGAAGGGCGGGGCGGGCCGGTCAGCTACTCCGCCGGGCCGGATACCCCAGGCGCACGTCGCATCGAGCACAGCCCGGTGCACCACACCTCCCCCGACCTAGGCTGGCGACCGACTTACGACGATGTCGCCGGTGACCCGCGATTTGCCTCTAGGGGTCGCCTCCCTTTCCTCTGACGGGTACCATTGATCCCCGTGGGAGAACAGTGGCACCCGATTCCGGGCAACGAACGGTACGAGGCCTCGACTCTGGGGCAAATTCGGTCAGCAAACAAGATCATGGCTCAGCGGCTGGTCGGGCCGAGGGACGACAATCTCTACTGGCGAGTAACACTGAATCACAGACCGCACTCCGTCCATCGACTAGTGCTCATGGCGTTCCGGGGACTCCCGAAGCCAGGCGAAGTGTGTCGGCATCTGAACGGGAATCCTCACGACAATCGGCTGGACAACCTGTCCTGGGGGACTCCTTCGGAGAACATGCTCGACAAGGCGCGGCACGGGACGCATCACAACGCGAACAAAACTCACTGTCCTCGGGGGCACCTGCTCGCCGAACCCAACTTGGTTCTCAGCCATTCGCGACGGGGGAAGAGGAAGTGCCTCGCCTGCGACAGGGCGCACAGGCACGTCAGACGCCATCCGGAACTGGATTTTCAGACAGTGGCGGACGAGTACTGCCGGGCAATCATGGCTGGGTAGCCCTGGCGGGGGAGACCTTGAAGAACACCCCGACGATGGATGCCTTCGAGTGGGACAATCCCAAGCCGAAGATTTCCGACAACATGACCGTGGACGATCTCCCCAAAACCAAATTCAAGGGCCTGCCCAAGATGCAGAACCGGCGTAAGGCCGATCTGGGCACCAAGGTGCAGAACTGGATGAAGCGGCAGGAGCAGAGCGGCCTGAACACCGGCGGCGACCCGATGGCCGAGAAGTACATCAGCGAGCACAAGGCCCCGGCCAGCCAGCGTGGGATTGACGAGGTGCACCAGGCCCTGGGTGTCACCCCGCACCCGCCGGTGGAGGCCCCAGCCCCCAAGGTGGCCCCGCTCAAGGCCACCAATCCGGCGATCAAGGCCCCGAAAGCCGCGTCCTGGGGCGAATGGGAGCCGCCGAAGCAGGCCAGCTTCTTCACCCGCAAGGTGGCGGGCTGGAAGTGGGACGACTACCTGTCGGGCTACATCTCCAAGGAGGCCCGCGACTTCGCCTGCTCGTGCGGGCAGAAGGTCGCCTCGCCGTCGTACAAGACCTGCAGCTGCGGGAAAATCTGGAACGTGTACGCCATCGGCGACACGCACCACCTGGCCTCGGACTCGGCGGGCATGTACATCGCCCGCGAGATTCCTCAACGTCCAGGTGTGATCATGGCCAACCGCAAGCTGGCCAACGCCGGGGTGCCGGATATTCATGACCACATCTACGAGGTGGGTGACGATGGGCTGCCGACCTGGCTCGATGACCCCTACGAGCGATCCCACGCCAAGGCCCTGCGGGACTTGGGGGAACATCACAGCTTCGCCCAATATCTGTCCGACCGCGCCTACAACAAGTTCATGGACGCACACGACGGCTCTGACGAAAACCTGGCAGAGAATTGGTGGGCACGCAGTGGTATGGCCGACAATTACCTCAAGGCCGTGCAGCAACACCTGGACGGTGGACGCACCGCAACCAAGACCGCCAAGAGCGACTGCAACTGCTGGGACGGCTACGAGCGGGTGCCTGGCACCAAGCCGTGCGCCGAAGGCTCGTGCCGCAAATGCGACAGCCACCGCAAGGAGAGCCGCAAGACAGCGGGCTGCGACTCGTGCCACGGCATGGCCCGACAGCTTGCTATGGAAGACCTGCACGACCGGATGGTCGGCGAGGGCATGAACAGTCGTGATGCGTTGAATAAGCTCAACGACCGCCACGACGACACGCTGGCCAAGGAGACCGCCTACTACCTGGAGAACTACCAGGACGCGCTGGGGCACGAGAACCACACCGCCGCCCTTAAGGCCAACCGCAGTCACGCCGACCTGGTGGCGATGATCGACAAGCTGGCCGACTGGACGAAGTACGACGGCGACGACCCGGCCAATGCGCTGGGCAAATCGAAGCCCGCCTCGACGAAGGTCAGCCAGCCGCCGAAGGACTGGGCCAAGCGTCTCCCCGCCGGTGACCCCTCCAAGAAGGGTGGCACCTGGACACGTCCCACCATCGGGCCTAAATCGTCGCCGAAGCAGTAGGCTACAGCACATGCGTGATCTGTGTTGGAGCTGCAAGAGCTTCAAGGACATCGTCTACACCGAGGACGGGACGAACCACCCGTTCTGTGAAGAGTGCCTGGCGAAGATTCCGCTGTCCTCCGACGAGTGGGCGTTCATCTTGCTGACCTCCCCCTGGTCGCCGTATGGCCCGCCGTTCAAGCCCGGCGACGTGGTCGAGTGCCGCACCGCCGGAGAGACCTACGACGGTGTCGGCACCGTCCACGAGATGGACATGGCCTTCGAGCACGGCGGCACCCCGGTCTATCCGACCTGGCGCGTGGTGATGTCGACCAAGGCCCGCGAGGACGCGCTCGACGAACAGTGGTACACCGAGAATTGTCTAACACGAGTCAACCAGGAGGAGGTTGCGAACAATGACTAGCTTCCTCCATCAGGGTGGGGCCAATTGGCAAAACGAGGTCTCGAAGCTGCGCAAGATGGGCGCGTCGATGCCCTACAGCCAGCCCCAGGCCCGCGCCGAGGCGATGAACATGCAGGCCTCGGTGAACAACCGTTCCCTGACCGCGTCGATGAACCGGAGCCGGGTCGGTAACTACCGGGGGCGGCAGTTCCTCGGTGGCGGCTCGAACATGCAGATCGCGCTCCCCAAAATCCGGCAGCCGCTCGGCTCGCTGGCCGATAAGGGTATCCCGTTCAATGTCGAGGACGAGGAAGAGCTAAAAGACATCCGCCGCTGGTCGCGGCTGTTCTACGCCACCCACGACCTGGTTCCGCTGCTGATCGACATCTACAGCAAATTCCCGGTCGTCGGTCTGGAATTCGACAGCAAAGACCCGCTGATCAAGAAGTTTTACGAGGATATGTTCCTCGGCGAATTAAATTACATGGAATTCCTGCCCGATCAGCTGGGCCGGGAATACTTCACCGTCGGTGAGGTCACCTCGCTGGCACACTTCAACGAGTCTCTCGGCGTGTGGTCGAGCGAAGAAATCCTCAACCCCGACATGCTCCGGGTCAGCCGGTCGCTGTTCGTCCAGCGCGACCGCGTCCAGCTCCTGGTCAAAGACATGGTCGAGAACCTCCGGCAAGGCCCCAACGGCGGCACCGGGATGTCGGATGCCGACGAGACCCCGTCGGAGCGTCTGCAGCGCAACCAGGAGTACTGCTGCACTCCTGAAACCCGTGTGCTCACCGAGAATCTGGAATGGGTTCCGGTCGGGTCGCTTGCTCTGGGCGACAAGATCGTCGCCTTCGACGAGTTCGCTCCCGAAGACGGCACTCGCACTGGTCGCAGATGGCGAGGTGCCGATGTCACCGCTACGTCGATCATTCAAGCCCCGTGCTACGAGGTGCAGACCAGCCAGGGCAGCGTGACCTGCACCGACCAGCACATGTTCCTGGCCCGCCGTGAACCCAAGACCGGACGCGGTAATAACAGGGGCAACGGCTTCCCGCGAAGCTGGCAGTGGATCGAAGCCAAGGACTTGCAGCCCGGCGACGAAATCAAGTACATGCCAACCTGGGAGTTTGAGGACACCTATGAGGCCGGATGGCTGGCCGGGTTGTTCGACGGCGAAGGGTCGCTGACCGTCACCCCGACCACCCAGAATCTGGTGATCTACCAGAACGAGGGGCCGGTGCTCGACCGGATCATCGAGGTGCTGAAGAGGCACAAGTTCGACATCTACGAGCAGCGCAACCGTAGTCGCGACAAGGGTGTGCAGATTTACGTTCGGGGTGGCCTGACCGAGGTCATGCGGTTCATTGGCACTTTCCGGCCCGAGCGGCTGTCGTCCAAGCTGGCGCAGAGCTTCCACGGCAAGCCGTTGGCCTCTAAGACCCTGCCGCCGACCGCTGTAGTGACCACCGTGACCTCAGTCGGTATCAAGGACGTGGTGGCCCTGGCCACTTCGACTAAGACGTTGATCACCGAAGGGTTGTTTAGCCACAACACCGACCTGGTGCGCTACTACCCCGAGATCATCCAGGCCGCGTCCCAGAACGACGGCCTCGACATCTCCGACGCGCTGATCTCCCGTATCGTCAACCGCTCCTCGCCGTGGGCCAAACGCGGCACCCCGCACCTGCTGCGCAGCTTCCGCACCCTGATGACCGAAGAGTCGTTGATGGCCGCGCAGGACGCGGTCGCCGACCGGCTGTACTCGCCGCTGGTGCTGGCGACCCTGGGCATCGAGGACATGGGCGACGGCGAGCCGTGGATTCCCGACCAGTCCGAACTCGACGACGCGCGCGACGACCTCCAGTCGGCGTTGGCTGCCGACTTCCGGCTGATGGTGCACAACTTCGGCCTCAAGGTCGAGAACGTCTTCGGGCGCGAGAGCGTGCCCAACCTCGACGGCGACTTCGACCGGGTGCAGTCCAAGCTGCTTCAGGCCTGGGGCATCGGTGCCGCGCTGATCTCGGGCGGCGACGGGGGCGCGTATGCGTCCTCGGCACTGAACCGCGAGTTCGTCACCCAGATGATGGTCGGCTTCCAGAACAGCCTGCGCCGCCACATCATCAAGCGGGCCGAGGTCATCGCCGAAGCCCAGGGCCACTACGACTACGACCTCAAGGGCGGGCAGCGGGTACCGATCTACCGGGAGATCGTCGAGACCGACCCCGAGACCGGCGAAGAGTACATCCGCAAGGTGCCCAAGCTGCTCATCCCCGACGTAAAATTCTCCTGTGTGGTGCCCGGCACCCAGGTGCTCACCCCGACCGGACAGCGCAACGTCGAGGATATTCAGCCCGGCGACGAGGTCATCGCCTGGGACGGCACCGGCTACGTCATCGACACCGCCTTGCACACCGGCATCGAGCATCGCGAACGGCTGGTCGAGGTGACCACCGCCACCGGGCGCACGGTTCGCTGCACCGCCGACCACCCGTTCTGGACTGACCAGGGATGGGTGCTGGCCGAGAACCTCACCACCGACAGCCTGATTCGCACGTCCGCCGGTCAGTTGGCCGCGCACGTCGAGTCCGACGACGATCTGGACATGCTGCGGTTCTTGGGCCTGCTGGTCGGTGACGGCAACTACTCCACCACCCATGTGTCGCTGTCGGTCAGCGACCCCGAGGTGGATGCGTTCGTCTGCGAGCAGGCCGAGCGAATGGGCCTGACCGCTCGCCGCAAGACCGATGCACGCACCGACAAGGTCTGGTATCGGACGTTCGTCCGGCCCGCGCCGTGGAAGGGCAACGCGCTCCGCAATCCGCTGCACACGTTGCTGCGCGAGCAGGGCATGTGGGGCAAGAACGGCCACACCAAGAGGGTGCCCCCGATGGTCTGGGCGGCAGGAGAGAAGGGTCGGGCGGCGTTCCTGTCCGGCTATTTCGACGCGGACGGCTACGCCTGCCGCATCTCCGGCCTCAAGATCACCTCGGTCAACCGTGCCCTGCTGGACGACTGCCAGGTGCTGTTTGAGTCGTTGGGCATCCGGGCGCAGGTGCGCTCCTACGCTTACCGCTACGACGGTCAGAAGAACCCCGGCGTGCAATCGGTCAACCACCTGACGGTGAGCAACAACCACTACTTCCAGATGCTGCGCGACACCCTGTCGCCGATGATCGGCAGCAAGATTGCTCACCTGGAAGACATGGCCCGCCCGTCTACGCGAGGCCGCAAAGCCCCGCGTCCGGTGGAGTGGGATCAGGTCACGTCGGTGGTCGCGCTGGACGAAGGGGGCGACATTGTCACGCTGGGCATCACCAGCACCCATACCCACGTCACGGCGGGACTGGTGTCGCACAACACCCTGAACCTGCGCGACGAGGCCCAGGAGCGGGCGTTCATCGGCCAGCTCAAGGCGATGGGCGTTCCGGTGTCGGACAAGACCCTGGCGGTCAACATCGACATGGAGTTCGACCAGGAGCTGGAGCGGCAGGCCGAGGAGTCGGTCGCCAAGCTGATGGCCACCGCCCAGGCGATGAAGAAGGTGCAAGACCTCTGCGACCAGCAGAACCTGCCCTACCCGCCCGAGCTGGCCCAGCACCTGATGTCGACCCTGCAGCTGCGGCAGGGCAAGACCCAGACCGAGCTGGCCGAGGCCCAGGCGATCCCCGGCGAGATGCAGGCCGAACTGCAGGCCGACCAGATCGAGATGCAGAAGGCCCAGATAGAGCAGCAGATGGCCCAGATGGGCATGCCTCCGGCGATGGGTATGCCCCCCGGTGGCGGGCCTGATGGCGGCGGCATGATGGGCGCACCCCAGCCTCCCGGTGGGGCG